TATTCTTTGCGTGCGTTATCTGTCATGATCTACTTCTTAACTTTCACGAATATGTCGTTTTCCATCAGGTAGCACGCATAACGTCCTCTTGGATGTTTCTGAGGCACATTAAACAAATGTGGCTTCTTTCTTCTTAGCTCAGCCTCTTTCTTTCGCTTTCTTTCCAATTTGCGTTCGAGTCTAGCTTGTTCCAGTCTTTCTATTGTTTTCTTTTCTCTGTACTCGCTTAAACGCGTACCTTCTGGTGCGTCCATTGCTTCATGTAGTTCCCAACCGTCTTTTACTCTTTTAGAAACCATTCCAGCGGTTATACCGTGACTTTCTATTAATTCCATTTCAAATTTACTGAACCTATAAGGTTTATCGTGTATCCTTACAATTCTTGCTGTTTTCGCCATTTATTCCACCTCTTATATTTCTTCTATTCGTATGATTATTTTGGGCTCAATTCCATAACGCTTTGAGCTAGTTATTTCTGTAATTTGGTTATCGTCTTTCCATACATGGCCATTACAAGCATCTAATACCGTTTTAATTAAGTTGTCGATATCCGGCTTAGTCACTTTATACTGCCCAACCATTTCGCTTTTCTTTTTCTTCGACCATGATTTAAGCAATGGAAAGTAAAAGTCTAATTCGATTTTTAATGCATTTTCTAGATTTAGCTTTGGCATTTGATTTTGTAAATATTTTTTATGTTCTGTATATTTTGTAGGCATATATGTGTGTGCATATCTACCTGTATTACGAAAGCGTGGACGAGGCGACCCCATCGGCGCATTAAACACTTCATTAAATTTAATTTCTATCTCCATGTAATCCCTCATATATATTCAAATAAGCTTGTTTGGTGTCCTAACTCCATTTGTTCATTATCAATAAGTGTATTTAATTCATAATCGTCTAAATACCAACGACGACCATTAAATTTTGTTTCTTTTATTCCAACAACTAAATGCCGACCATCTTTAAAATGTGGTGTAACTGAAAACATTTTGTTGCCGTCATGATCAAATAGATAGTATTTATCAAATGCATCCATTTTCAATCACTCCCATTTGCTATTTAGACGCTTAATAAAAGCCTCTCTGTCTTTCTCGAGGTTTTCATCTACTTCCGGCGTTTTCGTTTCTCTCGTGCCGTCTGTGAGCCATTTAGGCGTTTTTTCTTTTGATTGTTTAACGTAAGGTTTATAATTTTGTTTTTTGCTTTCAAGTTGTTGCTTTTCAAATGCACGTACTTGTTCAATAGATTTCAAGTTTGCATTAAGCCATGTATTCAAAATGCTTTTAGCATATCCCCAAGTAACTTTGTTTCTGTCTTTAGCGATTTTAAGTGATGCGGTAACTATTTCATCTGAATCATTTTCAAATGAATCAAGATAGTAATTTAAATCGTCTAAATTGTAAGGAGTTATGAAACCGAATCCGTTATCTTGGAAGAAGTCGAAGGCAACTGCCTTCTTCTTCTCATTCTCATCATTCTTTACATTATCCCCATTCTTTACATTCTTGTTTGTGTTGATTTGTTGTTGATTTGTTGTTGATTTGTTGTTGATTTGTTGTCCATTTGTTGTTGATTTGTTGTCGTTTTTGCTGTCGGAATTTTCTTCCATACTTTGATAAATCGCCCAATTGACAACGGTTATAACAGAAAATTTGTTGTCGGACTTTACGACGATAGTTCCAAGGTTTTCTAAAAGCTTTATGTAGTCTCTTACTGTGGATTCTTTGAGACGCAACTCTTCGCTTGCTCGCTTTCTCCCGAACACAAATTGACCTTTTTCTAATTCAACAACTCGTCTGCCAACAAGCTGTGTATGATCCTTATGACTAGCCTTCATAAGACAATATGCAAATACTTTGAATAACTTTTCGTTCTGAAAAATAGGCGAATCTAATAGTTTTCTATGAAGTTTTATCCAACCAGTCATATACACACCTCACTTTCAAACCGGTTAAATTAGAATGGTAAATCATCGTCATCTATTTCAATAGGATCATTCGCATTTGCGAACGGATTATCTTTTACTGGTTTGTTATATGGATATTGAGACTGTCCACGTGATTGTTGCGCTTGTTGTTTGTATAAATCTTGTTGAGTGTCATTTGAGTTTTTCGGTTCTAAAAATTGAATACTATCAGCAATAACTTCCGTAACATATACACGTTGACCTTCCTTATTTTCATAATTCCGCGTTTGTAACCTACCATCTACGCCCGTCAACGATCCTTTAGATAGGTATTTATTAACGTTCTCTGCTTGTTTTTTAAATACGATGATATTAATAAAGTCTGCCTCGCGCTCTCCTTGTGCATTCGTAAATGTGCGGTTAACTGCTAATGTGAATGATGCTACATTTACACCACTTTGAGTGGTTCTTAATTCTGGGTCTCTAGTTAAACGACCAACTAATATTGTTCTGTTTAGCATTTATAAACCTCCAACATAAACGGGCGCGCCCGTCACTTTTTGTATTTCACTTTTAATGTATTTTGCATTTGAATTTTGACTACTTAAATGAATTAAATGTATTTCTTCAAGTCTAGTTAAATCATTTGCTTTCAACATTCCTATAGCATGTTCTAAGCTAAAATGAGACTCCATAATTCTATTTGCTAATGTGCTGTGCACACTGCCGTTTTTTATGTTTTCCTGTATTTGTTCATAGATATAATTAACTTCTAACATCATGTGCGTAATGCCGTTAAATTTGTATTTCAAATACTTTGTATCAGTAACATACAGAACCTTATAACCTAATGTACTTTGTAATAAGAAAGCCACAGGCTCGTTAGCATCATGTTCGATGTCAAACGGTAGAATTGACCATGTACCTATTCGCAGCTCTTGCTTTGCCTTAATCGTGCATAAGCGATGACTTTCAAAATTCATAGCTTGTTGTGTTCCAGCAGTCATATAGCTGATTACACCATTGTCGACAAACTGCTTTGTGTACTTTGCATGATCACCATGTTCGTGTGTGATAAGACACCCTGCTATATGTCTTGTTTTATATTTGAAATGCTTTTGAACACGTTCAAATTTTATACCTGCCTCAAGTAGTAACGTAGTACGTCCATCATTTAAGACGTAGCAGTTACCACTTGAACCAGTTGCTATTGTTTCAATTAAAATGGCTCTTCTTCGCTTTCTTTTTCTGTTGCAGGTTCTTTTATTTCTTCAAAGTCAGATACATCAATAGGCTTATCATTTTCTAATTCTGTGTATTGTGCTTCTTCAAGAACTGGTTGTTCAAAGTCCAATTGTTCTTGATTTGCATTTTCTTCAACTTCTGCGTCCAACACTTCTTTGCGTTGACGTTGTTCGGATTCTTGTGCGTATTTGAAAATATTGCTATCTGTTGATGTGTTGATATAACGTTTAGCAGCTCTATTGATAACTGTTTTTTTAGCCATTTCTTCTTTGAAATTATTATGTGTTTTAGAATTTTGTAATGCTTTTTCATCTTTAATCATTGATGACTGCATCCATGCTTGTTTAATTTGTTCAATAGTCATGACTTCAATATAGTTATCTCGTCCATCATTAAATACGATTGTGCAGTACGCACCGATAATGTTTTCTTTGTCGATGTTAAAGAAGTCTTGTTCGTGTTTAATCGCTTTGATACGTCCTGTTTCTCCCATTTCTTGCTTGAATGTATCGCCTTTATAAATCACTTGAGCAACAACATCTTGAGCACCTGCATCACGTTTTAACATCATTACATTACCGTGATAGCTACGTTGTAACTGCATTTTGTTGCCGTAAGGAATAAAGTAGCATTGATTTTTAGCTGGATTTAAACCTTGCGTTACCATGTCTAATAAGGCATTTGCTTTGCTTGTATCGTTACAACTCATTAATTTGTTATCTTGGCTGATTTGTAACCATGCTTGTTTCATGGCATTACTTGGTGAATAATCATTTGGCAATTCCAAATTGCCTTGTGACTCTAAAACTCTCACTTTGTTTAATACGTTGTCAGATACGTTCTTTTCTTGTACTAATTGTTGTTCAATAGTTTGTAATTTATTATTTTCAGTCATTTTATATAGTCTCCATTCTTAATTTTTTATCTTGTTCATTTACTATCAATTGAATTTGTTGTGATTCTGTTTTGATAAGCTCTGTTACTGATTCAGCATTATCAATAAATATTGGTGCTGTAACTTTAAAATGTTTTGACAGTGTATTGATGATATCTAAGCCAACATTAATTCTTGAGGCGTTATTTAAACCGCTGTCGTATTCGACGCCGTTAACCGTTGTGGAACATGTTTCTTCTAATTCGCCGTTAACTAAGGTATTGAATAACTTAAATTCAGCAATATCAAATTCGTTATTGATATTTTCAGTAAGCATTTTGACTTTTGTTGTTGTAAATTCTTTTAAGATATAAAGGTCATGTGAATACTTTTCTTTTTCATCCAATAATCTGTCTTCTTCATTTCTTAATTCAGAAATAACATCATCTAGATGTTTATTTGATTTTTCGATTGATCTTGACACTTCAATTTCTGATTTTTCTTGAGTAAGTTCGCTTATTTTGTCATCTATTCCTGAAACTTTATCTTGAATAGTTTTCCTGATGTTAGAGCGTTTTTGATTAATCTCATTTATCTCTAACATTACTGCTTTGTATTCGTCAGTTTGCGTAACGTCAACGTGAGTCGTTTTCAACTTATTAATTTTGTTTTGTATTCTTGCTGAACGCTCTTCTGCTTCGTTGATTTTAATTTGTAGATTATTGTTGTCATCCTCTAACTTCTCGATGATTGGCTTTATTTTCTTGCCCTCTGAAATAATGTGATTGATAGATGTTTGTATTGTTTCTAATTCTTTCGATTTGTTTGCATTGAATTTCTGCAATGCTTTTTCTCTTACCTCACTCACTTGTTCAGCTGGTAACTGTTGACCACAACAACTACATACATTGTCATCAAGATATTCAAATTTTTGATTTTTAGCTTTTTCTAAATCACTTTTTAATCCTTTATGATTTTCTAATAATTGATTACGTCGATTTTCTTCATGTGTAATTTGTTGTTTGTTTTGCTTTAATCTTGTTTTAAGATTCGCAACCGTTCCATTTTCAACGTGTAGCTCATTTGTTAAAGCATGTATTTTGTTCTCATTACTGGCGCTATTATTAGCTTCTATGCGCTTCAATTCTGATTGTTTATCAGCTAATTGGTTACGCAAATTAATTTCTTCTGCACCGTTTTGAATATCTATACGCTCATTTTCAAGTTGCTCAATTTCTTGTTTTATGATTGTGTGTCTATCATTATCGAATTCCGGTACATCCTGCTTATTTTGTTGCGTTTGGTTAATACGTATCGGAATATCTTTGATATCTTTGTTAATCTGTTTTATCTTGTCTGTAAGAATCTTTTTCTTTGTTTCAATTTCGTGATCTCCAAGAATATTATTTAGTTCTTTAAAATCATCATTTGTTTTAATGACATCCTCATCATTGATTGGTTTAGCGATTTCAAACAACAAACTTCTTCGTTTCTTCCAATCTAGTAAGTTAAATGCTTGAGGGTTCGTAATTAACTTGAATACATCTTCATCAATCAGTTCATCAATACGAGCTTTATAATCCTTTACTTTTATTGATTCATCATTGATATATTGTTTCTTCGTTCGACTTCGTGAGTATTCCTTGCGATTCGTTTTTTGATTTATTGTGTACTTAGGATGTGACTCTTTTTTAAAAGTCGTAATTTTTCCGTCGATTTCAAATTCTGCGAAAACAGTCGGAATTAACTCATAATTTTCTTCGTTTTTTTCGTTTAAAGGTACAGGGTTAAATGATTTGGTTGAACCGTCTAAACCCTTATCGAAAAGCAGCCATTGTAATGCGGTTGCTGTTGTAGTCTTGCCAGTCGCATTATTGCCGTATATTTTTGCATCTTTACCGTCAAAGTTAAATTTTTCTTCTTTGATTCCAGCAAAGTTCGATATAGTTAACTTATTTATTTTCATATCTTTCCTCATGCTCCTTTTTTAATCTTCCGATGACCTCTTAGCACCTCGATAATTAAATTTTTTATTCGTTCATGGCTGTCTGGATTGATTTCATGTATCTGCACAAGCTTATTGTTTGTTTTGTAACTGTCGTGATAGTGCAAGAAATTAATCGATAAGTATCCGTGATGATTACGTTCAATTTCCAATAATGCTCGTTGGTTTGACAAAGTATATTCGTCGAATAACGTCTTAAAAATATTCAATATATTTCTTTCTGTATCTCTCATGCTTATACCTACCATTTCATGACTAAGTTAATTAGTCTGTCATAATCATCTGCGTTTTCTTCAATCCATTCGTAAATAGATTGATTTAATATGTCTAATGCTGTGTATAGATCGTTCTCATTAGTTATGTTTATGCCGTCGATAAACTTATCTTCTAAATCTAAGATATTCACCAGAATGCTGTGGTCCTTCTTCTTAACTGCTAATTTAAAATCAAATCCGTCTACATTAAATATTTTTCGACATACGTCACCCGTTTTGTAATACATTGTTTTAGTCCTCCTTGTCGTCATCTATACCGAGAATTTTTTGTGATTTACACATTTGGAGAACATTGACAATATCTTTATAACTCTTAGTGCTATCCAATAAGTAAGCAAGATCAAAAGTATGACCAATCACAGAACTTGAACCTGCTAAATAATCTCCGTCGATAACTCCTATTGATGAGAAAAGCAAAATATCAAATTTACTTTCTCCCTTAATTTCTTTCGCTAATTCATACAATTCTGCCGTTTTTTCAGATAATAAGTCTTTTATTTCTTCCTGCGTCATGTCTTTATAATTTTTAGTCATGGTTGACTTCCTCCGTTTTTCGTTTTATATTTAACTTGAATTTTATTTCTTAAATGTTTGTTACTGTTACTTGTTGGCGCAAGTAGCAGTTTTTTTATTCTTCATAAAAGTATTCCTTATAGAATATGAATGTTGCGATACTTGCGAATCCTGCAATTGACCATGCTGTAGTGAAGTATAGAAACGGCATAAGTACAATCGCTAAGACTGTGAAGCATAGTACTGCTACTAGGTAGCTTTTATAAGTTTTACTCATTTGTTGTGCCCTCCTTTGTAAATCTCATTAAAATGTTCATCTACAAACTTATGCATCCTTCTTGCGTTAAACCTCCAACGATTAAAATTCTCATCAGGATAATGTACGATACCTTGTGCTCTTAACTCTTTTTCGAGTCTAGGGTGAAATAATAACCTGTCTTTGATTGTTTCATCAGATGCAATTTTTAATTTCTTCTTTAAGTCGCTCATGTTCCATACAGGGTCTAATGAGTAAGCTATTAACTCTTCATATTCATCTTTTGTGATAAGCACGTGTGTTTCAGGTATTGGAACTGTTACGTTTAAAATATGTGGCATTTCTATCTTTCCTTTCGTGTATAATGTTGTTATCAACCTAAGGTAGTGATAAGTATGAAATTAGATCATGATTGTGTTAGACATCTTTTGTTAGAAATTGAAACTAATAAAAAGATTGGTGAACCGCTCACCGAATACAATTTCAAAGATAATGTTGTATTTGGAAAATATGATTTTGAAACTGTAATGTATGCATTATTAAAACTGGAAGAAGCAAAGTATGTTAGTGTTAAATTCGGTTGGGAAGATGGACATATTTATGGTTATACAATTAACGATATAACTTGGTCAGGGCATGAATTTTTAGATAATATCCGAGACAATCACACTTGGAAAGAAGTTAAAAAAGTCGCAAACAAAACCACTAGTATGTCCGTAACATTGCTAAGCAAATTAGCTTTTAATTATCTAACACAAAAATTTAATCTAACTTAAATTCTTTTCCATCTATTAATCCATAAAAGTTATTTTTTAAATGCGGATGTCTTTCAAGCGTCATTTCAATAAAACGCTGGTCTATCATTAAGTCGTAGCCATCGTTGTATTGAATATTAACGGGTCGTCTATTACCTTCTTCGTCATAGTAGTAATAGATGACTTTTTTGTTTTGAGCTTGCATTGTTCGTTCCTCCTATTAAGTTGTTTGTTTTTCTCCTAAAAACTTATTAACAAAGTATTGTTGTCCTTTGCCTGTTACTTTTGGCGTCTTACTAATTGATGTGTGACCGTCCGAATGTGTGATTGATGTTTCTTTAATTTCGAATAACTCACGTTCCATTGAATACTGTGTAGGCATGTTATAATCCACACCCTTGCGTTTAATAAGGAATCCGTTTTGACGTAACCACTCAAACAATCTGCGTTGCCCGATGTTTATACCGTTTTGTTTAATGATCTTTGCTAACTCTCCAACTAAAATTGATGTCTTAGTAGTAGCTACTGCATCTGCAAATACAATTTTTGGTTTATCACGTTCAATCTTTGTTTCTAATTGATTGATTGTGTTGTTAGCAATTTTTAAAGCACGTTGCATAATCATTTCTGGACTGTTCCATGCTTTCTCTACTTGGATGAAATACTCTCTAAAATCAAAACCTTTTTCTGTACCTGACATCATCGCAACATGTTTAGCTACATCAAGTGTTAAAGCATAATCTTCTAGTTGTCTTACAGCTCCGTTATTAACAACCGTACTTGTAAGTACACTTGTAAAATCCCTATTTTCTTTGAAATGCTTCAAGTTAATTTCTGCCCAAGCGCTAAAACGCTTTTTAACTTCCAAAGCTTTATATAACTCTCTTGCACTTATTGCGATTTCTCCATTTTCTTTTTCTTGTATGTTGAACATTTCGCCGATGTTCGATTTTGTTTTTAATGCTTGCATATTGTTTATGCTCCTTTCGTGTATAATGTTGTTATCAACCTAAGGAGGTGATAAGTATGAAACTTCTAGTTACTTTAAAGGATGGTTCAAAAAAACATGTTTCGGATTTAAAGAAAATTGTTTTTCCAGGATATGAAGGAATTGAAACTGTTACAAAAGAGGAAATCGAAACATTTTTTCTAGACCCTACTAAAACTTATGTGTTTGTTGGATCTCAAACTCTAAGTGTGGAGGCAGGGCAAATCCTTACCGTTGAATTTAGCTAACCTTTTTCAACAACTCTGCAACTGCTCGCAACAGTTCAGGGTTGTTGTTTCTTTCTAAACAGTAACTAGCATGCTTGAGTAATTTGAGTTTTAATTTATTTTTTTCTTTCGCAATTCTAAATTTTTGTAACATTTGTTGTTCCTCCTTTATTCGAAATCATCGATAGTTAATTCTGAAACTCTCTTTTCATAGATGTATAAATAATAGTTTTTGATTTCTCGATAAACTTTTGCTGCTAGGTTGTATTCACTTTCACTCAAGTCTGAATTAAGTGTCACTCCAAAAATTGATAATGTTAATTTTCTAATATGGTCATGAACATCTTGTACATAAGCTTTTTGATGAATTGATTCGAAGCCATGCTGATACTTTTTTAGCGGAATCGGATGATTGAGCTTCCTCAATCTTCCTAGCGACAAATCTTTTGCGAAATTGAGTTTTTTATTGATTTCTTCTAAATCGTCATTATTGATTCTTACTTTACTGAAAATTGCACCTGAGCTGATTGGTTTCTCGCCTTTTATAGCATTTCTAACTTCTTTCGCTATAATTTCTTTCAACTCTTCTTTGGTTAA